TATTGTCACCTCCTAAGTGATTTGTGTCTTAATTAAATAAGTCGGCAGTTTTGAGGAAACGTCCGCCCCATAGGGATTTTTCAACCTGCTTCGCAGGCTGTTCCTGTACGATCTCGCCTAGATCGCCAGACTTACGGAAAGCTGTATCTGCCTCTACGGCATCAATACGCTTTCCAATATTGTTGAAGTCACTCTCAGCATCGTTTAGCTTGGCGTTAACCAGACCGAGAGACTTCTTTAGATCAGCAATCTCGTCATTTAGTGACTTTACTACTGATGTTAGATCGCTAAAGGCTGTTGCGATACCATCACGAATTTCAGCTACTGCTGATGCAACGATATCCTCTGACTTAGATACTTCTTCCTTTACAGCCTCTTCTTCCTTCATGTCGTCAGCCTTCAGAGTTTCCTCTTCGTCCTCATCCATGTCGTCAGACTTCTTCTCTTCCTCGTCCATAGCGTGTCCAGACTTCTCAGTCTTAGACTCCTCTTCCATGGTCTTGTCTTCAGAATAAGACTTTTCTACTGTATCTTCGGTTGCAGCATCTGCCTCTGGAGCGACCTTTGCTTCTTCAACTACCTCGTCGTTCTTTACGACATCTTCAGTTGTTTCGTTCATAGGATCTTCCTCCTTCGTCATCTTAGAAAGATTAATGCCTTTAGCACTATCAACTAAGAACTTTATCATTTCTGTTTTTTCGTTATCATTTTTCTCAACGAAACCTATATTCTTCATCGGAGTGCCGTCAATAGGGCTTACCTCTACGTCTGAATCAGATACCTTTACGATACCGTTTAAATTATCCCAGAACACATTCTCAAACTCAGTGTCCAGGTTATCTCCCTTAATCACATCTACACCATCAACTTTCTGTACTGAAAGAATATTTGCAAACTGGTTTGCTGGGTTATCTACAAGAGATAGCTCAATAAGATCATATTCTTTAATAATACGGATAGTCTTATCCATCTTCTCATCATAAGCATCTTCGTACTTATTCATACGGCCACCGATAGAAAAGCCAGAAAGGGTGCCATCTAGGACCTTTTCCCAAGTGTCCTGAGCACCCTTTGAAACATAAGCAGAAACATAAACACCTGTATAGAACTTCTTAGTTTCTGAATCAAAGTACTTGTCTTCCTTAAAAGAAACCATCTTTCCAACAGAGAGTGGCTGATGCATTTCACGAATGTTACCACGAAATTTAGCGAATGCCTTTAGGGATGCATCGGTAGTAACAATGTCAGACTGCTTATCAACATTATCAAGTGTGGCAAATCCAGAAACGATGCGTCGTTCCTGATCAACCTTGCTGAATGGCATAGAGAGACGAACATTGTCGCCTTCTGTATCCCAATGTGCCTTTGATATAGTCATGGTACCTTAATTATAATGTATGTTTTTATTAAATTGTTATATTCTTGTAACTATTTATTATAGCAGATTATTCTGAAGAATTTCCTTCACCTTGAGGATTTCTTCCAGAAGTTGTTGCTGGACCATCTGATTGATTGTTTGTACGCTCTGCATCTCTTTCACGGTTGCCTGCCAGGTTAGATCTAGCGTCTGTAGCCTGACGTGAAGACATCTCAAATGGATCATCTCCATCTGGACGCTGTGGCAAGCCAAGAACTTCACGTGCTTCATTAGGAACCATGATCTGTGTCTTGACGTATCTCTCAAGAATCTGTGACTGAGTAACTTCATCTGTAAGAGTTAGCTCGTTGAACTTTAGCTCAAGAATGTCTGTCTTTTCCCTAATGATTCTGCCGATAAGCTTTTCAATGTTTCTTTGCATTGGTCTAGCTACCTGCTCCTTAAAAGTACGGTCTTGGGCAAGTGCAGCTGCAATATTAGAAGCGTCAGATCCACCAATCTTTGACAGTGGAACCTGGTGTGCAACTAGAATGTCGTCACGGTTGCGAAGTCTATACTCATTAAACGATGCCTCCTGGACACCATTCTCAATAGGCTTCATTTCAAACTCTACCTTATTTTGGTCAGTATCTCCAGGGAGGGGAATGTATAGGGTTCTATGTGACTGCCCCTTCAAGTTTGTCTGAAGGAATCTAAATAGCTTGTCTTCAGCTTCAGAAGATAGCTTTGCACCCTTAAGAGTTACAACATAACGTGGCACAGCCTTGTTGCTAAAGTAGTCAATGTTGTACTGTGACGCTAGCTGGTCTCCGTGTAGTGACGATACAGCAGACATGATGTCTGGAATACCATAGTAAGTGTTTAGTGGAGAGTACTGCTTGAAGTGAATAATCTCATTTGGACGTGGGTCACCAGTAATTGGGTTTACATTCTTTGCCCCGAAGTTTCTGAAGTAAACAACCTTGTGACCAATAATCTGAACGTAGCCATCCTTTAGTCTGCGAACACGCATAGTCGTAGATGGAATATGTCCAACATATCCAATCTGACCCAGAGTGGTTCTACCAATTTCTAGATACCCGTTTCCAGTTGCCTCGTAATCAGTTAGAACCTTCATCATTACGTTTGTAAAAGACTCTTCGTCATTAAGGTTTTCAATCCAATCACGAAGCTCAATCTTCATACGCTCAATACGGCGACGGGCTTTGTCACGTGCTGAGTCATTATCATTAGCCTCAATAGCCATCATTGTTCGATCAGAAACGTGGAAGTCATAGCCAAGACCAACAATATTTTCTACCTTGGCATCAATTGCTGCGTGATTAGCAAACGATGTGTCGTAGAAGTTAGCCAACTCGTATAGGTTCCATGGTGGAGTAATAACGTCAAACATACCATAACCATTACGATATACAGTTCCTGGATTAATCTCCTTGGACCTAGCACCATCAATACCACGGCTAACTGAATATGCACTGTCAAGATATAATGGGCTATTTACATCTAGATCTTTTGGGATCTGAGTTTCATAAGCCTTTGCCATTCTCTCAGAACGACGCTTAAAGTTTTTCTCTAGCCCAGCCAGGTTCTTTAGCTGATCCCACTCTTTATTAAATGGGTCTTGTGCCTTAAAGACATCCTCTTGGTTTCCAAAATCTGGCAAACCAATATCTCTAATGTAAAGTTCTTCTGACATTAGCCTTCATCTCCATATAGCTTTAGCGTATCCTGTGCTGCCTTAACTGCACCAAGGTCATTGAGATTTGGAATTAGACCCTGCTTCATTCTGTCTACTTGCTCTGAATATTCTTCATCTGTTACTCTTCCCATTCCTGGAAAGAAGATCGGCTTGCCATTTGGCTCACCGTGATATGCTGCAGCTTGGCGAAGCTTGTGCAGCTGTATTTCGTCACCCCTATGGGACGGAATGTTTAGGATGTTTCCCTGACCATCCGTAAACCATTTACCGTTTTCTCTCTGCCAAACATAGATACCCCAATCATAGTTTTTATCTAAGACTGTTACCTTTGAATTACCAATTTGATTGAGATTTTCCTTATTCATAACCAATAGTATACCATACTATACGGCTTGATAAGTATTAGTCTTCCATGTAACGTTGTTGTAGAACTTGTAAGCATAATCTCCAAACTTTGTTTCAACAGAATCATCTACAATTATCTTATTAGTTCCTGTATATACCTTGTAGATGTCAGATGGATCTACGCCATAATAGCTAGTATTCGATATAACTAAAACCTCTTGCCAAAGGTATGGAATTGCATTCCAATAGTTCCAGTCTAATGTTAGAGAGCCAGCCTTTTCTACCTTAAACCAAGGTCTTTCTACAACAGTCTGAACCTCTTGTAGGTTTGTTGACTTATAGTGAGAAATGTTATTAAACGTCATTGGCCCGTTTAGTCTTAGGGCACCCTCGTAAGAATTAAAGTCTTGGGTGTTGGCAAATCTAATTCCAAGCATTGCCCATTCTTGAACAGTTATAGTTGGATCTTTAACAAGCTTTCCATTAAGATAGAAAGACAAACCATTCTCCAATTGTCCTCTAGAATTGATTGCATAAATTTTTGCACGTTTACCCTGTGGATGAGTTGCTACCATAAAGAATTTTATATATGAGTTTTTGCTTTGAATTTCAAATATTTGTGTTGGAGCATATGGGAAAAAGTCTTGATCAAACTTAAGTGACATTTGCATAGCAATAACCTTGTAGCTATCTGCCCTAGACTGATTGATTGGAATAGATATTCCCCGATTTACCATTGGGTCATACTGCCCCTTAATTGAGATACCACTATCTTTAGTTAGATATAGGTATGGTGTGCTACCCTTATAAATCGTAAATGGATTTTTTTGCTTATACGTAAAATAAAATCCGTCTTTTCGATATGGGAAAATGTCATTTCCAAACCTAGTACCAATTGGGGTAGGTGCTGTTTCAGAAAGAGCTAGTGAAGCGTACTCCATAGATCTAATTAAAATTGGAGAGTCTTCAATATTTACAGTTTGAGCATGGATGTGTGCCACTATAGCAATATCCTCAAATGATACTGAGGCTGGTGGATAAATAATCATATTATCTACCACCTCATACTTAGTATTTAGCCACCCATCTCCTGGGATCAGAATTCCATCTTTTGGAGCAAGTTCAGTGTTTAAAAAATACTCAGACGGCTTATTTGCTCCTTCGGCCAATAGCTGAAAGCTTACATAAGTTCTAACAACAGATCCAGAGGTATCGTATCTATATGTATTTTGAGATCTATTTTTAAGATCTAAATAATTGTCAAAGCCCGTAAATAAGTGATTGTCTAAAGACTCATATGACCTTTGCAGCGGATTTGAGTATTCTGATTGAAGCTCACCATAAGTCCAAGACCCAGATGTTTCTTCCTGAATAAATCTTGATGGGGCTGGATAGTCAATGTTAAATTGAACAAAGTCTAGATCTAGCCTATCATCACCCCTGGCATCTCTTACCTGCTTAGATAAAGCAGATAGTGGAACATAGTCTTGCCAATATGAATCTGCACCAATCCTAATTCCAAATCCAGACATAGAGTCTACCAGAGAAAGATGATATGTAGCGATATGTCCGCTTACAGCAAGCTGTGCATATTGACCAAGAGTTCCTCCATCATATAAGAACTGATAGATTTGAGTATTATATAACTCAGCATCAGCTATATCTGGACCAATATTTCCATCAACAAACTCATCAGAGAAGCCAACGCCGTCCTGACCAAAAATTGATTCTATCTTTGCTATGTTCTTTGAAGAACACACCCCAATACTATAAATCTTTCCAGTAAATGTTTGTGAAAAATCTTTTCTTCCGCCAACGTATAACGACATTGTGGAGAGGTTGCCAAAAAATTGTGCCACCTTACCACCATAATAATTTGAGAACTTTTGTAGGTCAATTCCAACAATAAACTGTTCTCCAAGGAAATATCGTTCTTTTGAAGCAACAACAGTTTGAACATTTCCATCAAAAACAATATAGTCAATTCTGTCACTACGAAGAACTACCTCAAAGTATCCACCAGATACTTTATTTTCTACTAAAAAGATTGTTTGTGGACTATCCGCAACATCTACTTCTTGGCACGATATATATATTGCTTTAGCTGTCTCTGATGCTATAGATAGATTTTCAACATAAATATATCCATCAGTTTCAGACCACTGTGTTCCTGGCTTTAAAGATATTGCCATATCACTTGCTGAATAGGTTTTTAGATCAGCAATCCATTGATCGTATGTCTTATCACTAAATAAGACCGTAGGTTGATTATACTGTGGAAATGAAAGAGCATTTCCATTTATCCTTACATTATCATAGGCACCCTGTGACCACTTTGCAATATTAGGATAATTATAGTTTTTAGAGTATTTAGAAAATGGATAGTCAATAAAGACTGAGCTTCCGCTATAAGCATTATTTATATTTTCTGGAAATTCAACACCCTGACCATATACAAATCTACGCTTTGCAACTTGATTTGGAACCTTATATCCATAAGTTGCTACAGCATCTATTTCAAGAGGAAATACATCTTCGTATGCCCAAAAACCAAGCCAGTCATTATCTAAAACCAATTGACCATTTTGTTGAGTTATAGGTGGAAGGTTAACATCAGCTGCAATGATAATTTTTTCTCCAACTTGCTCCCCATTAATTAGCAATGATATGGATGAGCTAGAATATCTAATATGAACAAGCATTGGCCTAGACCATTGTCCTACATAATGTTTGATAACGTGGTCACCAATTTTTAATGATATAAATGGTCCATTAACATATATGCCATCTGTACCACGAACATTTCCAAATATTCTTTTTTCTTCAGAAGAATTACAGTTAGCCCTTAACCAAAACTCAAAAGTATAATCCTTATATTTTCCAGACTCGTTTAAGAAGCCTAAGCCAGGCAACAGGATAGCTGGGGCATTTCCGATCTGCTGTAGAGTAGTTGTGTTATTTGCACCATAAACCATTGGTACACCATAGTTTTTTGCAGATAGGGCATTTCTTCTAACTAAGTAGTATCCATTTAAATCTTGCAAACCATATGCAGAAGCTTCAATTGCAGTAATTCCAGAAATTGCAAGAATGTTTGATGGCACAGACACTGGCGTTGACCCAAGAGATGTCGAATTAAACTCTTCTGACCACTGACCAAGAGAAACGCCATTAGCTAGAAATGAATAGTTTTCCAGATCATCTCCCTCAAAGAATCTAGCCTTAATTACAACTCTAAAAGTAGAGTTTTGTCTTGGTGGGGCAAATGTTTCTGAAACAAATATCCAATTATTATAAATTTCTGTAGAAAAAAACTTTAAGTCTTGTATTGTTGATCCGCTAACATCATCGTAATATTCATATCCAATATCGAATCCAGAGATATACGCAGTATTGGAATATAGGAAAGCTCCAATACTAATTGTTGCTAAGGATTCATTCAGACTTTGTAGCGAAACAATGTCTGGACTTACACAAGAAACGGAAAACTCTCTTGTATCTGCAGATGAAGCTAGAACTTTTGAAACAAAGCTATTTGGGAATGGCTCATCTAATATAGATGGAATGTCTTCAGCAGATCCATTATCTATTTCCCACAAAGTAAAATCTCTATTTTGCTCAGATATCAGAGATACGTAGTCAGCAACATCATCCAGTGGCCACAGGGCAATAGGATGCTCAGAAAATACCTTTTCTGCATAAAGATTAGATGGATTAGACATTGTTCACCACCTATAGTTTACCACAGACTAATCCAATAAATGCCAAAAGGCTGGTGACATGTACTTTGTTCCACCTGTAATTTCTCTGGACTCATGAAAAAATGGTGGAGTTGATGGAAATATAACTAAGCTGCCAGCAGTTGGCTTAATAACTATTCCCTGGTCTGGGAAAGCTATTTCACCACCAAGATAGTCATCGTTTAGATATAAGACAGCAGAGATATTTTCTGTAGTTGGGTTTGGGGAAGAGTCTGTATGTCTTCCCATAGAGGCTCCAGTAAAATACTTGCTAATACTAATAGCTTTCTTTTCTCCAAGATTTAACTGTAGCTGATTTGCATAATCTTTTCCATATACAGACAGTAGGTTATCTAGTAGAAGATATAAATCTTTAACCTCGTCAGTTGCATCTAAAAAACTTTCAGCATTAGTAGACTTCCTTTGTCCAAAAACATAAGATCCGTCAGACGATGACCATGTGTGCCAATTAGTAATAAGTGAACTATTAGAAAGCTCTGCATCAGAGGATTCGATATCGTTGATTACCTGATATGGGTCATCCAGAATAGACTCATAATAAAAAATTTTTTCTGCAAAGATAGTAGGCTTAGACAACATCTAGCTATTCCATTCTTTCTTCTGATCATCCTGCTTTGGCTGCTCTGCAATTTTAAGCCTTGCTAACTCTTCCAAGAATCCTTCTGGATACTCTATGTCAGCATAGTCCCAAGAAAGAAGCATCGTATAACGCTCCCCAGATGTTACTTCGGTTACTGCATGAACATTGTTAATACCAACATCAAACACAATAGCTGTTCCTGCTTTTGGTGCTATAGAGATATTGTGGTCTCTAAAGGTAAGGTTTCCACCCTCATAGTTGTCATTCAAATATAGTATGGTCACAAGTTTGTTATCTTGCCATGCATTTGGAGTGCCATCTAGCTCCGCATTATCTGCGTGATCGGCAGCAAATGCTCCTGGAAGCCATTTATGGGCACTTAGAGTTAGGTTTCTTACTGGTCTACCAGTTACCTCTTCTGCAAGCTGTCCCAAAGAGTTTCTTAGGTTGTTAAAAAAATCTGGATTGAATAGCTCAACCCCAAGATGATTCTTAGGACCATATGGATCCATAACACGAGCATTAAAAAAGCAGGTTTGTTGCCAAAGTGAGTCTCCAGAATCATAGTACTGAATTACTTTCTGACAATCTTCTTCTGAAAGATACCCCGAAAACTCTACGATATCATGCTTATGAATAATTTTTTCCATAATCATTAGGCAAGCTTATTGCCCTTAGCCCACTCCTCTTTTTGCTTAGCCTGCTGCTCTCTAACCTTCTTTGTTTCTTCTTCCCACCAAGCTTCTTTTTCTTCAGAGTATTCTGCATCAGCAAAATCCCAAAAGGAGACCATTGTATATCTAGTTCCAGCTGTGATTTCCTTAACGCCGTGAATATTCTCTACTCCACCAGGGAACGTAATCAATGCATATGGTGTTGGCTTAAATGAGATATCGTGATCTGGGAAGTATAGCTCTCCACCCTCATAGTCGCCGTTTAGGTATAGAATTGCAACGTACTTGTTAATTTCAAATGCGTTAGGCTCTCCATGATTATCGGAGTTGTCGGAGTGTGGATTAGCAAAACCTCCAACATCCCACTTTTGTGCATGAGACGTGTTAGCCCTAACCTCTCTACCAAACACTGCCTCTACGTGAGCCTTAAACTGTTCACGAAGATTATCAAAAAAGTCACCAGAAAGGTTATAGTCTGCAAGCATTGGATCGTTTGCCATTAGCCCCATTCCAGATGATCCATAAAAAGCGATGTCCCCCCACATCTCAGCCTTAGCCTCAAAGTAGTTAGTCATATTTTTAGCATCCTCTGGATCTACAAAGTTTGGAATCTCTACAATGCGGTTATCCTTAATTCCCAGAATACTGTTTTCAATTGGTTCGTCCTTGTAATAAATAAAACTTTCTTTGTTAATGATATTAGTCATTAGTTTCCTCCAAATTTTTGTGAGAAAGAATGGTCCAAAAAAACGGACAGGTATATCTAATTCCAGACTCTATTGTGGTTATTCCGTGAATATAATTCATGTCTCCAGGGAAGAAGTAAGCAGCTCCACGCTTTGGCTTAAACTGGATTCCCTGATTTGGAAAATACAGTTCTCCACCTTCATAATCATCATTTAGATAGATAATTGTAGCAATGTCATACCAAGGAAAGTCATTAGGCTTACCTGCGTTATCTCCTTCATGCAACTCTTTGTCTGCGTGAGGCATTTGCAAATTACCTGGAAGCCATCTAACAAGAGCAGGGGATGTTGGTTTTGCATCAACACCAAAGAAGCTATCAATCTGAACCTTTAATCTTTTTACAATAGACCTAATAGTATCTACAGTTTCTGGACTAGTGCTATTAATTGTTGGATAGGTTGCTACACGACCATCCCAGTAGCCAGAATCATATATGACTACGCCATCTTCATTGTAGTGAGTTTGGGTAATATCCCAGGTCTCATTATTCCTAATAAAATTATTAAGAAGGTCTAGCTCTTCCTCTGTAAGGAAATTTTCAAGAGATCCAATCATCTCAGGGCCGTTTCCAAAGAACCCAGATGGGGTAATTGAAACGGGATTTTCAAAGTGACTATTAGAGTATTGTTTATCCATGGCTATATTATACCACGTTAGTCATACTTGCGTCTTTCCCAGACATCTTTCTGATAGACTCCACCGCTTGGTTTACGATACTTAAAACTATTTGCCATATTTTTAGTATATATCTCAGAAGGATTTTCTATGATGGTTTCTGACTTCCAGTCTTCACGTTTAAATGGGATAATCTGAGCATATGGAGTTCCAGCAGGAATAACTCCCTCAAATCCCTTTGCAACAAAGAATGGCATAGTTCCTGGAAGGCTTACCTTGTCATTGTCTATAATTCCACTTGTAGTTAGGAATGGTAAATCAAATCTATTGAAGGGTTGTGAGTATATCGCACTATATCCGACTGGTAGCTCTACTGCCCAGTCAGACCACCAAGCAAAGTGGTTGTCATGATATCCCCAGGGTGTCTCAAACTGTGGCATTGGAGATCTGTCGTGCAAGAAGTCTTTATACTGGCTATCTAGGACTTTGCCCACCACGGTTCCAGATTCACTAATAGAAAATTCAATGTCGCACGGTGTTCTGTATACGTATCCAGTAGTCATAATATCGTAAAGTGCTGGACATGCTTTCCAGGTAACTACCCTGCCACCATCTGGACCAATAAAAGGCTCTCCATCAGAATTCATTGCATACCTGTCGGCATCTTTATACCAAACTGGAATTGCTTTGCTGGTTGGGGTTGGCTTAGACATGCTAGACTCCGTTAGCCAAGACCTATTAGATACAAACTTAATCTTTTTGTTCATTTATAACTTTCATGACTAGCTTCTTAGCCTCATGCTCTCCGACTGGGGCACCTGTGTGATCAACTGCATCTCTATAGAAATGTGTCCAATCACCCACTGAATTGCGAGCCTGTGATGCTTCTGATCTTGCTGACATCCTGTCTCCCCACTCTCTAGTACTCCATTCACGTGGTGTGTGGTTCTTAACTGTAACCTCATAAGACTGAAGATCATTTAAAGAAATTGGTAGAACTGTTGCGATTGGAGTTCCAGCTGGAATTGTAATCTCTACGTTTGGTTGCAATACCATCCATGCAATAGGAAGTTCTGACTCAAGAACTGATGTGCTAATCACGGTTGTAATGCACTGAGCACCTTCAATAAATTGATTTGGCACTGGCATAGTCAACAAAGAGATGTTCTTTTTTGCAGAAAAATAAATACCAGTATTAAAGCTTATTGTTCTATTTCCACGATTAACGTGAACATATTTTTCTCCAGATATAACCTTAACGTGATCTGGAGTAGAGTCATTTATACCGTCCCAAATAAAGGTAATGTCTTCTGGAAACGATATTCCCCAGCCAAGTCTATTCGCAATAGACATTGGAAAACAGTGATAGGCATGCCTTTCATATGTGCTGTCCATCCAGTCACGCTTCATTGGAATTTGATCTATATTGCCAGAGCGATCATGGACTCTATATGCCACAACCTCCATAATTAGTTGCCAGTTTCCTCATAGAATTCTGGTTTGTGGTACTTTTCGGAATAGTCAAGCATAGTAACGATTGAATACTTTACCCCAGAGTGTACTGGCATAGCACGGTGTGGATACATAAAGTTAGATGGGAATAGGTATAAATCTCCAGCCTTAGGCTTAACACTTAGATTCTGAAGTCTAAAGAATAGCTCCCCACCTTCATAATCATCATTTGGATAAGATACAGCTGACAGAACACAGTTATAAGAGTACCCATTGTCGTGGTGCTCCTGGAAGTGCTGTCCTTCACCATACCTAACAAAATTCATAGCTTCCCAATATCTTAGCTCTCCGATATTGTGCATCTTGCAATAGTGCTTTACTGCTTGTAGTTGTCTAAAATAAACATCATCCCACAGCTGACGTAGCTTCTCTGCAGCATCTCCAGTGTGCTCAGCGATATCTGACTTCTTATACTTAAAATCCTTGCAATCACGATACTCTGGAATCTTCATTCCATATCCCACCATAGCGTCAGCATATTCATAGGCATTGTCTGGATCTTCTAGAACATCTTCAAGTCTTTGAATAATATTCATACTAGTTGGAAGGACATCACGATAAACCAAGATACCGTGCCCAAAGTCCTCAATAGATGACCAAGTAATTTCATCAATTCTGTAAAAGTCCTGAATTCTTTTTTGCAAATCTTCTTGCTTTTGGTTATTTTCTTGCTCGTTAAATTCTTGCTGGTTTGACAACGTTTCTCCTTAGTATGTAATCTTACTCATGTCTTCTTGACGATAGTTAAAGTTTCTTAGACCACCACGGTCGTTATAGTCTGTCATAATCACAACAGAATACTTAGTTCCAGAGATCATGTCGTTTGACGCATGCTCATAAATATAAGTTGATGGGAATACCATGACATCGCCCTTCTTAGGCTTAAGTGTTAGATTAAACCTTGGGAAATATAGCTCTCCACCTTCATAGTCATCATTAATGTATGCAACTACTGAAACGGTAGTAACGTAGGCTGGGCCATGGTCTGCATGAATCTTAAAGTGTGTTCCTGCACCATCATACTTTACAAAGTTAAATGCCTCAAAGAAGTTTACACCAACTCCCCAGTAACGACCATAGTCATCAACATTTGGTTTAATTGATCTAAATGCTAGCTCATGCATTTCGTACAAAGCTGCATTCTGATCATCTCTAGGCCCAAGGTTTGTAGTACTTACCTTAAAGTCAAGACACTTTCGTGCCTCTTCCATAACATCGTCACCTTCTGTTACCTTTGCACCTTGCCAAGAATACTTAGTCTGACCGTTTAGATTGTTTTCTAGAGTGCTTATCATGTAGTCACATAAACTACTGCTAATTGCATTATTGTATACATTAATTCCAAGTGCTGGATTTGACACAACTATACCGCCATGAGTTACTCTAGATGGCATTCTGTTTGAGTCTGTTTCGGATCTATCTTTTGTTAGCCAATCATTCATATGCTAATTATAGCACAAGACCCAGGATTGTTAGTCCTGGGTCTATGCACTCTCATTCTTTAGAACATCAGCACTCCGCTGAAGCCTGGGAAGAACGGTGGAAAGAATGGGAAGAATGGTGGGAAGTAAGGGAAGCTTGGCCCAAACCCTGGGAAGAACGGGAAGAACGGGAAGAACGGTGGGAAGTAAGGGAAGCTTGGTGGGAAGAATGGTGGGAAGAATGGTGGGAAAAATGGAGACAGTGTAGTCACGCTATTAGAGTTAGCAGAGTATACACCAACACCATTTGCGTTTTCAGCTCGGATTTGGTATGTCTGAGCAGTTCCACCCTCTTGGGTAATGTTAGTAGTGCTTGCTGGAGCGTTTACAGTATTAGTCTTGTTATCAGAGGATGTCCAGCGATATAGTGTAATTGACTTACCACCAGTTGCTGGAGCAGTCCAATCAAGCTTGTCCTGATTAGTCTGAGCAGTAGCTGTAGGTGCTGACATAGTTGCAGGAACTGTTGTAGCAGTTACGGTTACGCTAGCAGCAGTCCCTTGTGAGGTTCCAGCTGCATTTGTAGCAGTTACGCTAATTGTGTAAGTAACATTAGAAGCAAGGCCCTCTACAACAACAGGAGACGATGATCCTGTTGCGGTCCTAGTTGTCTGACCAACAGCAGTTGCAGTCACTGTATATGACGTAGCAGCAGGAGAAAGGGCTGGTAGCTCGAAAGCTACACTAGCTGCTCCGTTATTGAATGCTCTGTTGGTGCCTACGTCTGTAGCGACTACATTGATAGGTGCTAGTGGCTCTAGAAAGTCGTTTGATGCTTGAGACTTTCTACCTGATCTTTTTCCTGCTGCCATGCTATGTGCCTTCCTTTAATTATGCTGTTAGGTCGCCGTAGACCAACCAAGTGTTTTCTGCTCGCTTTAGAAGTGTTGCAGAAGACCACTGGGTCCTTAACTTAAGTCCTGGAGTTGCATTTACGGTAACTCCACCTGCACCTGCGATTGTTACCTGACCAGTTCCAGTCTGAATAATATCAATAGTTGTTCCTACTGGGTAGGCTACTGAAGAATTTGTTGGAATAGTCAAGGTGGTTGCAGAAGACTTGCTAATCTCAACAATTGTGTCACGTTCGTTTAGGTTAGATAGGGTATAAGAATCTGTTTTTGCAGAGATAGTGGTGATAGAGGGAACGCCCTGCTTTGTCTGAGTGCCGTCAGTAAATACCACACCAGCCACCTCAATATTGTTAACAGCTAGGTCGTCTAGCGAACCCTGAGCAAAATTTATCACCGTTGTTGGCTCGTCAGTTACACCCTTGAATATCTTCCACTTTCCAGCAGATGAGTCACGAGCAATACCAGAGTGCTGATATGTTCCATCGTCAAAGGATGCGACTATACCAAGGTCTACCAAATTAGTCTCATTTCCCTCACCAATATAGATTAGTGGATCAGAGACAATTAGATCTTGTGCTGAAACTGTCGTTGTGGTTCCAGAAACTGTTAGGTTGCCAGTCACCTCAAGGTCTCCGTCAACACTCGCACCGCCTTCAAAAATTGGATATGAAAGATTTGCCTTAAGGTTTAGTTCTTGGTACGTCGCATTTGAAACTGGCTTATCTGCATCTGAAGTATTGTCTACGTTACCAAGTCCTACGTGAGTCTTTGTGACACCAGAAACAGTTCCAGTAAATGTTGGATCTGCTGTAGGTGCCTTAGCATCTAGCTGTGTCTGAATGGCAGATGTAACACCATTTACATATCCAAGCTCGGTAGAGGAGACATCTCCTACAGAGGTAGTACTTGGAAGAACTACGGTACCTGTAAAGGTTGGTCCACTTAGTGGTGCATATGTAGATGATGCAGTAGCAGATGCAAGCTTGGCATCTAGCTGAGTCTGAATAGCAGAAGTTACTCCGTTTACGTATCCAATTTCTGTAGAAGAAACATCACCAATAGATGTCGTTGTTGGCAATACTACTGTTCCAGTAAAGGTTGGGTTGGCTGTGTTTGCTTTTGCATCAAGTTCACCCTCGATGTTTACATCAGCTTGCTCAAGAGCGTCTATCTGTCCCTGAATTGAACCTGTAACTCCATCAAGGTAAGAGATCTCTGTTCCAGTTACCGAACCAACTGATGTTGTTGAAGGAAGTACAATATCTCCAGTAAATGTTGTATCTGCTAGAATTCCATTAACTGCTGTGGTTACTGATGTAGATATTGCTGAGTTAACCTGAGCATTGTTCATAACATATTCTAGACCAGCAAAGTTGTTAACACCATTACCGACCTTAAACCCTAGCAGTGTTGTGTTGTAGGCAACAGTTCCTAGAGGAATAATGGAGCTGTCTGCTTCCCAGCCAGCTGCGTTCTTCTTGATAATTGGAACAACCTTTGACACGAAGTCTGGGTCGTCTCCAAGTGCTGCAGCTAGCTCGTCGAGAGTATTTAGAAGATCTGGGGCACCAGCGATTAGGTTTCCTAGCTGGCTAACTGGAATCTTTCCAGTGCTATCAAGGGTAGCAACACCATTATTAGCTGCTTTTTGGCTTAGTAGAATGTAGGTTCCAGATAGGTCTGTGGTGTCTTGGAAGTATGTTAGGTCATCCCAGTGATTGATTCCATCACCAATCTTAAATTTATTGGTGTCGGTTTCAAAACCAATTTCACCAGCTGCTAGAATAGGGTTAGCTGTGCCCCACTGAGACTCTGTTCCTCTACGTTGCTGC